GTTTTTGCAGAAGACGAAGAAATTGGTCAAAAATTAGATTTATATTTTGAAAAATTACAAACTATGCCATGGTGGATAATTTCATTATGGGTAGCTGTAGTCGGCGCTGTATATGGAATTAAAGCAACCGAATTAAAACACTTAGGAGGAAAAAAATAATGAAGAAAAAAATACCAGCAGGTAAAAAAGGAAAAGGAATAAGAGCTTTAAAAAAGAAAGCTCCTCAAATTGCAAAAAGAATGGGTTATAAAAAAGGTATGAAGGTTTGTTAATGCAAAAAAGTAAATTTCATAAAACTAAAAAAGGTACAATGGCTAGAAAAGGTCTTTGGTATAATATTCAACAAAAGAAAAAAAGAATTGCTGCAGGCTCAGGTGAAAAAATGAGAAAACCTGGAAGCAAAGGTGCACCAACTGCTAAAGCTATTAAGAAATCTCAAGGTAAAAAATAATGGCAAGAACAGCAGCATGGCAAAGAAAAGAAGGTAAATCTGCATCAGGTGGATTAAATAGAAAAGGTATTGCATCTTATAGAAGAGCAAATCCTGGTTCTAAATTGTCTATGGCTGTGACTACAAAACCATCTAAATTAAAAAAAGGTTCTAAAGCTGCAAACAGAAGAAAATCATTTTGCGCTAGAATGACTGGTATGAAGAAAAGATTAACTTCAGCTAAAACTGCAAGAGATCCAAATTCTAGGATTAATAAATCACTTAGAAAGTGGAACTGCTAATAACAAAAGGAGAAGAGAATGGACCCAATATTAATAATATCTAAACTACAAAAAAGACTAAAAGATAACTTACAAACCGTAGGTGATACCATGATTAGTGGTGGGGTTGACAATATGGAAAAATACAAGTATCTATTAGGCCAGGCACATGCCATACAATTAATAATACAGGAAATCTCTAACCTGCTAGAAACTAAGGAGCAAAAAGATGACGGAAACATTATCAACATCGGAGAAAGAAGTCCCAAAGACTAACGAAGGACTTTTAAATAAATATAAATCACAACCACGAGAAGAACCTAAAAAAAGAATTGATGAAACTAATGTTGCATCTATTCAAGATGAATTACCAGAACCTTCTGGATACAGATTATTAGTTTTACCTTTTACACCAAAAGATAAAACAAAAGGCGGAATTTTAATTGCACAAGAAACTTTAGATAAATTAAGAATCGCAGTGAACTGCGGTTATGTTATTAAAGTTGGACCATTAGCTTATAAAGATGAAGAAAAATTTTCATCAGGTCCATGGTGCAAAAAAGGAGATTGGGTTATCTTTGCCAGATATGCTGGTTCAAGATTACCAATAGAAGGTGGAGAAGTGCGTATACTTAACGATGATGAAGTTTTAGGAACTATAAAAAATCCTGAAGCTATTCTTCATCACATTTAAACATAGGAAGGCACTATGCAACAAGAAGAAACAAAAAAAGAAGATCTGATTGATGTAGGCGAAGCAGAAGGCGCTGAAATTAATTTAGATGAATCTAACGAGCAAGCGAAGGAGACTGAGAATGAGAAAATTGAAGTTGTTCAAGAAGACAATAATGAGTCCAATGACACATCTGAGAAATCTGATGAGCAGTCTGATATTCAAACTAGCTCGGAAGAAAAGAAAAAAGAAGACGAGTTAAAAGCTTATAGCGACGGCGTTCAAAAAAGAATCGCTAAATTAACTCGTAAGATGAGAGAAGCAGAAAGGCAGAAGGAAGAGGCAATTGCTTTTGCTCATGCTGAAAAAATGAAAAGAGAAGAATATGAAAAAAGATATTCATCTCTTGATGCAAACTACGTCAATGAATTTGAAAGTAGAGTTAAAACTAATTTAGCAGCAGCTAAACTAGCTCTTAAAACTGCTATTGAAGCTCAAGATGTAGAAGCTCAAATTGCAGCACAAGAACAAATAGCAAATATATCTGTCGATGCAGCTAGACTTAAAACTCTTAAGTCAGAGTCTGAAACAAAACAAAAACAAGTTAATATTACCCCACAACAATATGAAACTGTAAATACTTATAATGGTAGAGAAATACCAAATAGTGTTCCTACAGATGAAAAAGCAGAAGTTTGGGCAACTAGAAATACTTGGTTTGGTAATGATTCAGCAATGACTTACACTGCTTTTGACATTCATAAAAAACTCGTAGAGGAAGAAGGTTTTGACCCTAAATCTGACGAATATTATACTGAAATAGACAAGAGAATAAGACTTGAATTTCCGCATAAATTTGGTAAGATGGAAGGTAATACTACAGAAAGAGCAAAACCTGCTCAAACTGTAGCATCTGCTAAACGTCCAAGCACAACAGGACGCAGAAGAACTGTGAAACTCACTCCATCACAAGTAGCAATCGCTAAACGATTAGGGGTGCCACTCGAAGAGTACGCAAAACAATTAACCACGAAGGAGGCATAAGCGTAATGGAAAAAGATAACAACATAAAAGCTTCTCGTGCGAGTCAAACAAGAGCTAAGGACACACGTCCTCAAACTTGGACTCCCCCGTCATCACTTGATGCACCACCTGCGCCTGATGGATTCAGACACAGATGGATAAGATCCGAGACAATGGGTTTTGATGATACAAAAAACATGTCAGGTAAATTAAGATCAGGATGGGAACTCGTAAGAGCAGATCAATATCCTGAAACGGATTATCCAACTGTTAAAGAAGGAAAATATGCAGGAGTCATAGGGGTTGGCGGCCTATTGCTGGCTAGGATACCAGAGGAGATCGCGAAATCTCGTGAGGCTTATTTTAATAAGCAGACTCAAGATAGAGATAATGCAATTAACAACGATCTCATGAAGGAACAGCACCCAAGTATGCCGATCAATAGTGATCGACAGACACGTGTAACCTTTGGTGGCTCAAAGAAGAACTAATTATTTAGTGATTCCTAACCACCGACTTAACAACTAGGAGAAAAACTATGGCAAATACAAACAGCCCTTACGGTTTTAGACCTGTTGGTAAAGTTGGTCAAAATGCTGACAACCAAGGTCAGTCTCAATACGAGATTGCAGATGATTACGCTACTTCTATATTCCAAGGTGACTTGGTAAGTATGGCAAGTACTGGATACATCGCGCAAGCTGGTGTTGGTGATATTGGTTTAGGTGTTTTCTGGGGAGCTTTCATTACGAAAGATCCTTCTACAGGAAAGCCAAAATTTACTAACTACTACAGCCGAACAAACGTTGCGACTGGTGAAAGAATCGATGCATTCGTATACGACGATCCGTATGCAAGATTTCAGATCCAATCTGACGGAGCAACAGCCCAAGACAATGTTGGAAACTTATTCGATATTGCAGTTGGGACTGGAAGTACAACAAACGGTCAATCAGCAAACGTACTAGATCATTCAACTGCTGGTACAAGTACTGGTCAATTGAAACTTATTGGTTTCTCTAAAGACCCAGACAATGTGATTGGCTCTGATTATGTGAATTGTATCGTTACAATTAACGAACATTTCCTTAAACAGGTAGCAGGAGTATAAGGAGGATAAACTATGGCTATATCAAGACAACAACTAGTTAAAGAACTAGAGCCAGGTTTAAATGCTTTATTTGGCCTGGAATACAAACAATATGCTAACGAGCATGCAGAAATTTTCGATACAGAGAATTCAGACAGAGCTTTTGAAGAAGAAGTAATGTTATCTGGTTTCGCAAATGCTGCAGTAAAACCGGAAGGTTCTGGTGTGTCTTATGACAATGCACAAGAAACTTACACAGCTCGTTACACTCACGAAACAGTTGCTTTAGCGTTCGCGATCACTGAAGAAGCGATCGAGGACAACTTGTATGATAGACTTGCGTCTAGATATACAAAAGCATTAGCTAGATCTATGGCTAATACTAAACAAGTTAAAGCTGCTAACGTGTTAAACAATGCGTTTAACTCAAGCTACGCAGGTGGGGATAGTAAAGAGCTTTGTGCTACTAACCACCCTACTTTAGCTGGTACTTTCTCAAATGAGTTAGCAACTTCTGCTGACTTAAACGAGACTTCATTGGAGCAGTCTTTAATTGACATTGCTGCGTTCACTGATGAAAGAGGACTAAAAGTAGCTGCGAGAGGAATGAAATTAATCATCCCAAGTGAATTACAATTCACAGCGGAAAGATTAATGAAATCTTCTCAAAGAGTTGGTACTGCAGATAACGATATTAACGCTATCGCTTCAATGGGAATGATCCCTCAAGGTTATGTAGTTAACCACTACTTAACTGATTCAGATGCGTTCTTTATCAAAACTGACGTGCCTAACGGCTTAAAAATGTTCGTGAGATCACCTATCAATACAAAAATGGAAGGTGACTTCGACACTGGAAACATGAAATATAAAGCTAGAGAAAGATACAGCTTCGGTTGGTCTGATGCTAGAGGTATATTTGGTTCACCAGGAGCATAATAAATAATTTTGAAAGGCGGGCTTGACCCGCCTTTCATTTAAATATAAAAGGTGTGTCTATGAAAGAATTCCGAGTACAAATCAGAGCATATGGATATTATGGAGACTTCAAAGTAAAATCTGAAGACGATCCTATTTCTATTGAAAATGCAATAGTTGACAAACTAGGAAAAAATGATATTGTCTGGGAAGAAGAAGGTTTTTATAATCCTTCTCGTAAATATATAACTTATGAGGAAGTTATAAATAATGATGCAACAACATCTACAGGACCTATACAAACAGAAAAGGTCACTGGAACTGGAATGGGAGCAGGAGCATCTTAGCGAGGGTAGATATACCCTTAATATGGTTAAAATTGATCATAAAGTAAGAGAGGTCATAAACCATATAAAACAAGCTGAAGCTCAAAAAGCTCATCTTGAAAATAAGATTGAGAACTCTGCTGCCGAAGTTTCTGTAGCTACTTAGTAAAAAGCTACATCGTTGAATAAATTCAATTCACACTATAGGCCCTCTTGCACTCTATTAAAAACTAGTATATAAATTACCTACTATACAAAACAAATTGGCATAGACGAGTATAGTCGACGGCCTAAAGACTATGTCAATATAATTAGGAGGATAAACTCATGGCAACAACTACATTTTCTGGTCCAATTAAAGCCGGAACAATTAAAGATACAACTGGAACTACTTTAGGTACAGATGTAAAAAATACAGGTCAAGTTGTAATGGCTCAATCACAAGCTGTTACTCAAGCTGACGGAACAACTAATATTGTTATTCCTGCAAACTCACAAATCGTAGCAATTGAATTATCAGTAACTGCAGTTTGGGATGGCGCAGCATCAACAGCAGGTATTGGTTGGACTGGCGATGCAACTGCTTTAACTGCAGCTGCAGCAGTAGCTGGTGGAACTCTTGGAATCATTTCTGCAACAGCAGGAGCTGACGCAACAAGAGTTGGAAACTGGGCTGACGTTGGAACAACTGATAGAAGAATTCTTGTAACTAACACTAACACAGGTGCTGGTACAGGTTTTATAACTGTTAGATACATCCAAAATAACAACCTAAGTTAATAAATAATTAATGTGGGTCTTCGGACCCACATAAAATTTTAGGAGATTAAAATATGAAATCAGATGTAAAAGCAGTAAGACAAAGTACAGCTGGAACTATTTTTGCAGGAAGAACTAGATTAAGAGGTATTATTCTTTCTTCTGTAGCTGGTTCAGGTGCGGGAACTGTTATTCTTCAAGATAACACAAGCAGTACAACTTTATTCCAAGCAGATTGTCCTGATGGTGATGTATTTGCATTTAATATTCCAGAAGATGGAATTTTATTTGCAGGTGGAATTAAAAGTTCAACTTTAACTAACGCTACAGTAACTGTATTAATAGATAAATAGGAGGTTAGATGGCTAC